AAATACCTTTCGTGCCCCGGCGATTTTCTGTCGGCGTACTCCTTGGCGGTCATTGACAACACGGGCTCCTACGAGTTTTTGTTGAACAAAGATGTGAACTTCATCCGTCAAGCGTACCCGCAGCCGACTGACACAGCGTTGCCCAAATACTACGCTTTGTTTGGCCCAACAACCACCAACGATGCAACGCCCGTCATCACTGACGAGCTATCTTTCATCTTGGGTCCAACACCTGATGCGGCTTACAGCGTTGAGTTGCACTATTACTATTACCCAGAGTCCATCACCGTTGCGGCTGATGGCCACACATGGTTGGGCGACAACTTTGACTCTGTGCTGTTGTACGGCTCTTTGGTTGAGGCTTACACCTTCATGAAGGGTGAGCAGGATATGGTTGCTTTGTACAACACCAAGTACAACGAAGCTCTGGCCATGGCTCAACGCTTGGGTGACGGTCTGGAGCGCAGCGACGCATACCGCAGTGGTCAGTTCCGAGTGCCGCCCCTGCCTCAGAATAGTGGGGTCAAGTAATGGCGATTGCACAAGGCGCGACCAACACATTCAAGCTAGGACTGCTCAACGGCGACTACGACTTGACTTCCGGCAGTTTCAAAATCGCCCTGTTCGATGGCACCGCTTCGATCGGTCCAGAGACAACCGCGTACACATCTGGCATGACAGGTGAGGTCGTGGCCTCTGGCTACACCGCTGGTGGTGAGGCGCTGACAATCACACAAGCGCCAACAATCGGTACACAAACCGGCTCAGCCACTGTATATTTGTCTTTTGCCAACGTGACTTGGAACGCTGCGCTGACTGCCCGCGGCGCACTGATTTATCAGGTGGGTTCTGGCGACCCTTCTGTGTGCGTGTTGGACTTTGGCGCAGATAAGACTTCAACCACAACTTTCACGGTGCAGTTCCCTGCTGTCACCAGCACAGCGGCGATCATCCGCATTTCATAATAGGAGCAACAAATGTTGACCAACACAGCTAAAGCCGGTGGCGTTTACAAGATCGAATGCCACGACGCACAAGGTAACCTGAAGTGGGAAGAGACCACCCACAACTTGGTGGTGAACCAAGGTTTGCAGGACATGAACAACAAATACTTCAAGGGCAGTTCTTACACAGCCGCTTGGTATTTGGGCTTGATTACAGGCCCCGGCTCTGGCACAACCATTGCCGCTGCTGACACGTTGGCTTCGCACGCCGGCTGGACCGAGTTCACAAACTATTCTGGCAACCGCAAGGCCGTGACATTTGGCACGCCTACAACCGCTGACCCATCGGTGGTGGACAACTCTGGTTCACCTTCTTCTTTCAGCATTACCAGCAGTGGTGGTGTGGTCGCTGGCGCGTTCTTGTGCTCTGTTGCAACAGGCACATCTGGCGTGTTGTTCTCTGCTTCTGATTTTCAATCACCCGGTGACCGTACAGTCGTGTCTGGTGACACTTTGACTGTGACCTACACCTTCAGCTTGGATGCGGCTTAATCATGGCAACACAATTCAAAAAAGGCGACGTTGTAAAGGTTCGCGCTGTGGTCCCCGAGGGCCCAGTGCAGGCTTTGCGCATGGACGAGGACGGTGTTGTGTCATACTTGATCGAGTGGACGGACACTGACGGTAACGTGCAACAACGCTGGTTTGAAGAAGACACACTGATCGGAGCATAACAATGGCATTCGTACTCGCAGATCGGGTCAAGGAAACTACGACCACGACGGGTACGGGTACCGTTACCCTATTGGGTGCATCGACCGGGTATCAGGCTTTCTCGGCCATCGGTGACGGCAATTCCACGTACTACACCATTGCAAGCCAGACCACTTCCGAGTGGGAGGTGGGCATCGGTACGTACACGTCTTCTGGCACAACGCTGTCACGCGACACCGTGTTGGCTTCGTCCAACAGCGGCTCTGCCGTTAACTTCACTTCCGGCACCAAGGATGTGTTTGTCACATACCCTGCTGAGAGAACTTCGCACGCAACAGGCGGCGGCATCGGCGGCATCATGTTGAACGCCTCGACCATCACCGCCAACGCTTTGGTAGACTCGGGCCAGAACGGCTTGTCTATTGGGCCCGTCACTGTGGCCAGCGGCGTTGCGGTGACTGTAAGTTCTGGGCAAAATTGGGTTGTCATATGAAACACTACACTTACGCCCACTCTTCACCTGAAGGCAAGGTTTTTTACGTTGGTAAGGGCGTTAACGACCGAGCTTTTTCTTTTAGCGACAGAAGCCACGACTGGAAACGCGCCGTAAAACAACACAACGGCGTAACCATTCAGATTCTTGCTGAATGGGATACTGAAGAAGAGGCTTTTGCGCACGAAAGGTTTTTGGTTTCTTGCTTTCAAGACATGCAGATCAGCCTTGTAAATTTAACTGGCGGCGGGAAAGGCCCGTACGGCGTTAAACAGTCTGAAGAGGCAAACAAAATTAGATCGCAAAAGATCAAAGGCTTTGTTCATAAAAAAATCACTTGCCCAAAGTGCGGCGCAGTTGGCGGCCAAACAAGCATGAAGCGTTGGCATTTTGAAAAATGCGCCGGGCTAAAATTATTTAGAGCAAGAGCATACATTGACGGTAAGAGAATTCACCTTGGCAAGTTTGCCACACAAGAAGAAGCAGACCAAAGAGTGATTGCGTTTTACGCGGCTGCAAATAAACCGTTGCCGAAAGAATTTATGCGCCAACGAGAGAAAAAGCTATGAGCACCATCAGCGCATCCACCACATCCACCACCGCGTTCAAGATCACGACGGACACCACCGGCGCGTTGGTGTTTCAAACTGGGGCTTCGCCTACTACGGCTGTTACGTTTGATGCGTCGCAGAACGTGGGTATTGGCGTTACACCTAGTGCGTGGACAAGCAGCAGCCAAGCTTTGCAAAACGGGTCAGGTGCTTTGTGGAAATTTACTGGCAGTATTTATTTGGGCCAGAACTACTATTTCAACGGTACCAACCGGATTTACATCACATCTGATTACGCTACTGAATACGAACAACGAGCCGGCCAACATCGTTGGTTTAACGCAATATCAGGCACGGCAGGAGGGGCAATCAGTTTCACTCAAGCCATGACGCTTGATGCCAGCAGTCGGTTGCTGGTAGGTACAACATCATCTTCAAATAACGCAAAGATCGAAGCCGCAGGTACGTTGGTTTCAACGAACCAAACAATTGCCACCTTCACGACAGATCAGGCCGGTGTTGATTTCAACACGTCCACAAAAGAAGGCCGCTTCTTTACTACATCCACTACAAGTTCAGGCACCATCGGCCTTTATGTTGGCGGTGGCACGAAAGCTTTGGCTATTGATTCTGCCGGCAACGTTGGGGTTGGTGTAACAACGCCTAGTTCATGGGCTTCTACGCTTACCGGCACTATTGAAAACCGTTCTGGCGGTATGTACCCTTACAACCCCGGCGGCGGCGCGTATGACATGGGCATTTTTGTTAACGCCTACTACGACGGCACATGGAGATACAAAAACTCTTCATCCAGCGCGGCGTATTTTTTGTCCGCAACAAACGCATCCACTTCGACGCTCATTCGTCATGTGTGGCGTTCCGCTGGCGCAGGAACCGCTGGCGCGGCAATTACATACAACGATTCAATGTATTTGGATGCAGGCGGCAGACGTCTAAACCCGTTACAGACCGGCTTTAGCGTTGTTCAAATGTCTGTAACTGACTTCAATGCGAGTACGGGTTCTTCCGCGTGTCTTAAGGGGGGTACCGTCTCGTATAACCAAGGAAGTGGTTATGACAGCACAACTGGAAGATTTACTGCGCCAGTTGCTGGTACTTACGTTGTTACATCTGCCATTTTGGTCGCAACAGGTACCGGGCGCATGGAGGCTGCGCTGTATATAAACGGTGGGCAGTATGTTGCGATGAACGGTACAGGAACCACTTATGACGGACCCGGCTTATCTGTTGTTGTTAAGCTTGCACAGAGCGACTTCTTAACTATTGGGCGAATTAGCGGTTCGGCCTACACATCCCCTCACACGAACACATATTTTTCTGCCTACCTTTTAGGATAAGGACACGACATGCAATACACAATTGAACTCACAACAACCGAAGATTTGGCCTTGGGGTATGTCGCCGCCGACCAGCAAGATTGGATTGACAACGCGGTGAAGAACCGTACGCGCATCGCCATCGAAGAAATTGTGCAGTTGGCTGTTAATAAGTGCATGGACACATCAATCCCAGTGCCAGCAACACGTGAAGAAACGGTTGCCTTGGCTTTCCAACAAGGCTGGGTTAAATCTGCTGCACAACGTAACGCAGAAACACAAACACCCGGAGCCTAAAATATGGCAAGCGTAACAATCCTTTCTGACAACGGCGCTACCAGCGGGTCGGCGGGGTTAAAGACGTCCGGTGTAAATCCTTGTTCAGTATATTGGTTGCGTTTGCCAGAGCATACAGATATGTTTTCTCAGGGCTATGTTGGAATTTCAAAGGATGTATCTGCGCGCTGGAAATACCACGGGAAATCCAAAGAGAACCCTCATTTGACGGCTGCCATCAAAAAATATGGTTTTGAAAATTTGGTCAAGCAGATTGTTTTGATTGCAGATAAGTCATACTGTCTAGATATTGAGCAAAAGCTGCGGCCGGCCCGCAAGATTGGCTGGAACATTGAGATTGGCGGCGGCAACCCTCCAGCACAAAGAAACAAGACCAGCTTTGCAGATGGCTTTACGCCGTGGAACAAAGGCGTTCCAATGGACGATGAAACAAAGGCCAAAGTGTCTGAATCACGCAAAGGTAAGATGGCTTGGAATAAGGGTAAACCAATGCCTGAAGAAACAAAAGCAAAAGTTTCTTCCGCCAAGAAAGGAATTCCACGCGATCCTGCTTTGGTTGAAAAAACAGCCGCTTTTAACCGTGGTAAAAAACGACCGCCAGAAGTGGTTCAAAAAATTGTTGAAGCAAGAAAACGTAATAAACAGCTTCGCGCTCTAGCTAAAGAGGTAACACAATGAGCAGTAGCTATATTTTGTCGGACAACGGCGCCTCTAGTGGGTCGGCTGGTATAAAACAATTTGGCGGCAATGATGGGGTTTTGTTGCTTCAAACCTCAAATGTGTCTGGCACACCCACAACAGCGATCAGCATCTCCAACACGCAAGTCGTCACATACACCAACCAACCCACATACACAGGCGGCACAGCCAACGGTGTGTTGTATCTCAACGGCAGCAAAGCCGTCACGTCTGGTACTGCGCTGGTGTTTGATGGCACGAACTTAGGTCTTGGTGTTACGCCTAGTGCGTGGGGTAGTTATAGCGGCGCTCTTGACTTAAAAGGCGGCGGCGGTTTAGGTGCATTTAATAACAGCACTGCATTATTTAACAATAGTTATTACAACGGCACAAATTACATTTATAAAGCAAGCACTGGCGCTGCTTACTATCAGATGGCCGGTAACGCTCATCAATGGTACAACGCAGCCTCAGGCACAGCAGGTAACACAGTCAGCTTCACCCAAGCAATGACGCTTGATGCTTCGGGTAACTTAGGTCTTGGTGTTACGCCTAGTGCATGGGGTGGTGGGGTATTTAAAGTAATTCAACTTGGTGGTGGAGGTTCAAATATATCAGCGACAAGCGGTGCCGACGAACAAATGCAGATTGTATCGAACGCTTATTATGATGGTAGCGCATACAAATATGTAATAGGCGCACACTCTAGTCGATATGTTCAAAACAACGGCGCACATCAATGGGACACAGCCGGTTCAGGCACAGCAGGTAACGCAATCACTTTCACCCAAGCAATGACGCTTGATGCTAGTGGGCGTTTGGGCGTAGGCACTACATCGCCTGCATCAAAACTTAGTGTTTATGGAGGTGTTGGTGTTGGAAGCAGCGCAACAGCCGACACGGTTGTCCAAAAAAACATAGCTGGAACCGGCTCCTATTCTCTTTGGGTGACTTCTGGCGCTGGCGTAACAGGTGAAACATATCCGGTATCTATAGCCGATGCTTGGGCGGGTTCTGCAATCCAGTTAATTGGCGGTCCGGTCAGTGATAGCTATGGCGGTGGCGTGCAATATTTCGCAAACGGCAATACGTCACCATCAGGCGCAGGTAATGCGCACGTTTGGTTTACAAGAAGCGGTGTTAACACTTACACAGAACGTGCCCGTATCGACTCCAGCGGTCGTATGACCACACCGTACCAAACAGGCTTTGGCGCACATGGTACTAACGGTAATTGGTCAGTTCCGACAGGAGGCGCAATTGTTCCATACGACACGGCTATATATAACACAGGGTCCAACTACAACGCAAGCACGTACACATTTACAGCGCCTGTTGCTGGTAAATACTTTGTTAGTTTTTCTGCATTGATTTACCCAAATAGCATCCCGTCTACACAGTACATAACCATGTATGCAAGCGTTAATGGGGCTACGTCTTATTCTGGGGCAATCCCGATGGCGCGTATGTCTTTTAAAGAAAACCAAACAACGATGGGAAGTTACGGAGTACTTAATTTAAGTGCAAATGACACGGTTGCTATTAGAGCCGACGCAACCACAACGGGCTTGACTTTATATCTTTCTTCCGGACACGCGTCTTTCTTTGTATATTTCTTGGGATAAAACATGGATTACACCGTAGCACTTA